TGTATTTTACCGGTATTGTAAATCTTAAATGTGATTCCACGTGGTTCGGTGCCGTTTGAAAATATGCGACCGGATATCTGAGCATACGTGTAGTTTACATTGTTTTTAAGATTTCCAAACTTTCCAGTTAAAGCGTGTTCAGCACCCACCTTCATGCGGCCGTAATACAACTTTATACTCGAAATCTCGATATCAAAATTTGCGTCCAATACACGCCTTCGTGCATGTGGAGATTTGTTAAAAATATGCACCAAATCTATACGTTTCGTGCGAGAGTTGAAATCACCGTTAATTAAAGAGTTAAAAAATCCCAACTGTAAAGGTGTGACGTCTAATTTTGATAAATTTTTAGTTCTCAATTTTTCTTCGACCATGAGGTTAGCGCGTTTTAACGCGTTTCTACCCAGTTTATGATTGGTCTTTAATAAATTTTTTTCGTTGTTATTGAGATATTCCTTTTGATTTATTCTATTTTCAATTGATCTATTATTGTTATTGTTATTGTTAGTATTTTCAAACTCATTGAAAAGGCCCATGGTTTGTTCTGATGTATGTAAATATTTTTAATGATCATTGCCCAAGTGTATACCAGTTTTTTCCTTCGTGATATCGATACCAAAGATAAACTCTTGTGCGTCGAGATGTTTCATACCATCACCGTCATCATACTTGAGTTCATCTCGCTTGACCGAAATTTCACGCTGCCCGAAAGGACCCGCGTAGAAGTCATACGTAAATCGCGGCTTACCAAGGTTATTAAGATTACAGTACTCGTTGAACTTCGAAACGAATACAGACTTGGGACAATACGCCTTTTCGTCGAAGAAGACCTTTGGCGACTGTAGGAAGTTCTCGAGAGTACTCGCAACAATGGCAACTTGCTTTTGTACGTTCTTGAAGTACTCGGGCACGACGTTCCATATATCCACAGCCTTATGCTTTTGACTGTAATCAAGATAGGCTCTAACACACTTCTGTAGGATGACCGGAAGCTCTTGTTCAAGTTTATCATCGAGTCTTGTATCGGCATTCTTCACCTGTTTACCAAAGTTGACTGTGAGAATACGACGCAAAATACTTCCTGAATTATCCTTCCACTGTGGAACTTCGTTTCCACCGAGAATACCAGGTGTGGTCCACACCATAGACTTCGCCTTTTCATGTTTGACGGCTATAGATACATCTTCACCACTCACAATAGATTGAAATTCAGCCTGTTCGAGTGCCAAGTCATTCTTAACCTCAGGTGCTATAAACATGAACGCGTTGCAGATTGCCGATAAACCGAACTTCCTTTCAACGTTGTTTGAAAGTGTACTCACATCATCAGAACAATAGAATTTACGAAATACTTTGGTAATGAGTGTAGATTTACCGGAACGCGCCACACCTTTTAGGAAAGGGATAATTTGCCAGCGATCTATTTCATTTACATCGTAGCACAACCTTCCTCCCATAACGTATATCCACTTACACACTTCATCGTCAAACTTCTGATAGTCCAGGATGGATTGAAAGTGTGGTGTGGGCACATCGTACCAGTTATCGATATGATCATAGTTCACGAACTCCTGGTCGAAATACTTACAACTCACGATAGTCTGATCTAAACTCTTAAACTCAGGCGATTCATAGTCATAGAACGCACACTTAACCGGTTTAGTCTGTGGCTTAGACTTATCTCGTTCCAAATCGATACATCCTATGAAAATACCGTTATTAAACGACCACACGTGTCGATCCTTATTCACATCTTCGAATTGCATATCGAAAACATTAGTCAGGTGATTAATGACATGGCGCTGTGTAATGCCACCCGAGGTAAGATTCTTCCATAATTCAAACCACGTCTCTTTCCTGCCCACGCTATATACGAAGTCAGCGACGCTTTTCGTTGTTTTCCACGCACGTGTAGAACATCCAGTGGAAGTTTTGATCTCTTCACAGCAGTTACCCTTATATCTCTTAATATTATGTTCATATAAGTGTTTCAGACACTGTAATATAGCCTGTTGATACTGTGAAAGCTCCTCCACCTTTTGGATAGTTGAAACTCTGTATATAGACGGATCAGATTCGGGATTAATAGGAACGTATGTAGGATTATTTACTCTGTCGTAAATGCGAGCCCCCCTGAATACAATTTGCCAGGAATCATCGACCTGATCTATCAGACGATTGATGCGTACGGATAATTGTAAATCTTCTTCATTTTCCTCGGATAACATATTTAAACTGTCAGCACGATGATAGAGTTCGCATAAACGATCTCTCATTCGCATGTATTTTGCCGATATACGTTCTATGTCAGTAGATTTAGGTATACCGTCTTCGTTTAATTCGTCGAGATTGAAGAAGTTGTCATATCCCAGCCTGAAGGATAAGTATTCATTGTCGCGCTCATTTATTTTCCACATGCTTTCTAATTGCTTCAAGAAGTTAGTCACTTCTTCACGTTCATATGTTTGTATCTGATTCGTCCACATGGCGTCGTTTGCCCCATCTCTGTCAGCCGACTCACTCAAGAAATGAGTGGCCTCTGACATTTTATATTATAGGGTTTCATTTTTCTAAGCCCGATTATTTTTGGAGATTTGTTAAAAGTTTTACCAAAATTTTATTTTGAATCTCAAGTTGTTTTGCTATACTTACCAGGGCCGTGCATACGGTATCACCGTCATCCGTCATGAGGGTCGATGCCAAGAGTGATTCGGTAGAGATAAAATCATCTTGGTCGAATTCGTCGAGTTCAATTTCCTCGGGATCCTCGACGGAACTTTCATCATCAATAGACATGAGAGGCTCTTCTTCGCGGACCTCCTCAGATTGCGTTTCGGATTCTGTATCGGACATTTATTTATGCTCAGGAAAAATCAGTACGATTTTTTCGCACTTTACCCGAAATTATTTTCTTGGTGTATAGTACAACACACACAAAATGGCGGGCGGTTTAATGCAATTAGTCGCCTACGGCGCACAGGACGTTTATCTGACTGGTAACCCTAAGGTTACTTTCTTCCAGGCGGTTTACCGCCGCCACACTAACTTCGCTATGGAGAACATCGAGCAGACCGTTAACGGTACTGCCGCTGACTCCGGTCGCGTATCTGTTACCATCGCGCGTAACGGTGACCTTGTAGGCGACATGTATGTCGAGCTCAAGGCGGCGAACCTCGGCGTTGTTTCGGCTAACGCTGGTGCCCTCTCTAACGAGTGGGTCGCCGAGCGTGCTATCAAGGACGTAGAATTATCCGTGGGTGGACAGCGCATTGATAAATGCTACCAGAAGTGGTGGCGTCTTTACTCCGAGCTTTACCTCGATGAGGGTAAGAAGGCTGCGTGGGGTAAGATGACTACCGCGGGTGCCGATAAGCAGGTTTTCCTTCCTCTTATTTTCTTCTTTAACCGCAATCCTGGACTTGCCCTCCCACTAATTGCTCTGCAGTATCATGAAGTCAGGCTGGATTTCGATTTATCTTCGGAATTCTCTCTGTACACTGATAACACTACTTTCAAGGTATACGCCAATTACATCTACCTCGACACTGAGGAGCGTAGGCGTTTTGCCCAGAAGGGACACGAGTACCTCATTGAGCAGGTTCAGCATACGGGCCAGGACACGCTCGCCGCCGCGGAGCAGACTAAGCAGATTAGGCTTTCGTACAATCACCCCGTCAAGGAGCTTGTTTTCTGCGCTTCCGAGTCCAACGTTTCTAACTGCGCTATGTGGAACTTCACCCAGGACGCGGATGCCATTGTTTCCACTTCCATCGCTAACATGGACCTCGCGGCTTCCAAGATCCACGCCGACCTCGATGCCGGTAACTGCCCCAAGCTTCTCGCGGGTGCTGGTGCCACTACCACCGCCTTCGATGAGGAGACTGTCGGTACTATCGAGAACATGAAGCTCGTTCTCAACGGTCAGGACAGGTTCAAGGAGCAGTCCGGTAAGTACTTCAACCAGGTCCAAGCGTTCCAGCACCACACTGGCTCCCCTATGCCCGGTATTTACTCTTACTCGTTTGCCCTTAAGCCCGAGGAGCATCAACCGACCGGGACGTGCAATTTTTCTCGTATAGACAACGCCCAGGTTTCTATTGTTACCACCGGCACTAACGATACCGCTACCAACCTCAACATGTTCGCGGTTAACTACAACGTTCTCCGCATCCAGTCCGGTATGGGTGGTCTTGCCTTCTCTAACTAAGCATACAAATCAAATTTGTATTTGCTATTAAAAATTAATTAATTCTTCATTTTTAAAAATTGAAATCACACAATTTTTAAAAATGAAATCCGGTCGGACACTTTATTTCGTATTTATAATTTGATCTATATCGAAACATATGTAAGGTGGTTCATCATCGTAACTGTAGTATCGAATTGTTATTCCCATCACCTTTCTAAAATAAGCGTTAAGTTCTTTATTTATAAATCGTTTCCATTCTTTTAAGGTTGTCTTATAATACTCTAATCCACTTTCACTGAAAACACAATTTTGTATTTCGGGTCTCTGTCTAAAATCGATCATGGTTCTTTTCGCACCAGCTGGTAACGGTGATTTATTCCTTTCCGCGGCATCTATCATATCTATTATGTAATATCCATGACTATCACAAATTATATTAGTTTGTATTTGTGGAAATCCTAAAATACAAACTTCAAAATCTGCGTTACTCGGGAGTGTTGCGAATATGTCTTTGTTAACACTATTTT